TAAGTCTCCTATTAAGGTTGAACGGTGGCGTTAAACGCTTGAGCGTACATTACAGATATAACAACTGATCCCGCATTCGTAGCTGCGCTTGCAGTAGCTGTTAATTTTAAATCGGTTGCACCAGTGTTCTTCCATGTAAGTGTACCACCACCAGAAGCACCTAACGCTTTAATACCTACGGTTGTACCAGATGCTACCGCATTAACGAGAGTTGCTGGACCGCCTACACTATCACCAACACTAATATTTGTTGTAGCGTTAGCAGCTACTTCTAAATCGATAATTATGTCTACGATTTTTGAGTCAGCGGGGATTACTATATTTGTAGCTTCCGCTGCAACAGCACCGCCAGAAATATCCATTACATGTTGCTGAACCATTACAACATAACCAACGTTGGCTATGTTTGTTCCAACTGTAGTACCAGTTGTATTTCTTATATTACCTGCTCTGATAGGACCAGAAAAAGTTGTTGTACCCATGTCGATCTCCTGTCTGGGTTAAGTCAGTAACACCATGTCACTGTCAGGGATGCCATCACTATACCACAGGAAATATAAAAAGAAAGGGGCAACCGAAGTTGCCCCAGTTATTCAGGGAGGAAGGTAAGTATAAAACGTTACCTTCCTTACTGTAGCATAAATTATGCGCCGGGTGAACCGAATACACATCTTGGGTCTGAAAACCCAAATGAGTAACGCTCACGAGCTTTAAAGCGCATATTGCCTGTGTCGAAGTCAGCTTCCATGCCAGTGGACATTGGAGTACGCTCAAAGTGGATCATTCCACGAGGTGCGTCTGTCATGATGAAGAATGCATCAGGATCAGTTAGGAAGTCGTTAACAGCGTAACCGCTTGGTAACATTCCCATTGATCTTAGTGCGTTCGTATCATTGTCCGCTGTACCAACACGCAAGTTAGATACCATCAAACGTTCAGCAACAAATTGCAACTGACGTGGGATGATTAACTTTGTGCCTCGTAAAGCAACTTTAAGACCACGCTCATCAACGAAACCTGCGATGTTGATCAAAGCATCTTCAAGAGATGTTTCGTTCAAATCAGCCGCAGTTCCCGGTGTATTCGATAGCGTACCACCCGAAGTAAGTGGGTGTGACGCAGAACACAATGCAACTCCGTCGCCACCAGCAGAAGCACCTGCTGTGAAAGCGTTGTTCAGAATTGAAGCAGCTTTAACCTGCTTTGTGTGTGCCATCGAACGAGCCAACGCACGAGTATAACGCGAACCAAGACGATCATATAGATTGTCTTCGATTGCTTCCTCAGTAATTGAGAATGCAAGTGCGATAGTCTCATGGTTGTAACGGGCACTGTATGCCTCGTTAGCGTCGTCAAAGTTTATAGCAGAACCTTCCGATTTGGTTGGTGCTGCTCCGAAACCACTCAACATTACTTCTTCTTCGAATGCTCGATCAGAAGATTCTGTTGTGAAGATCTCTGCATGTTGGTTTTCGTACCTATCGTACTCCATACCAAACAAGGCGTTGAGACCGGGTTCCAACTCTTTCGCTAGTTGTGCGCGAGAAATAGCCATATTTCAGTCTCCTTACACGCCAGTCGTTGAAACAGTACCACCTGCAATAGCACCATTCGGTGAATTGAAGGAGTTGTTTAAACGAACGATTACAGGGATACCAGCCGCAGTGAAGTCTGAGTTTGAAGGGTCATCTTGGATGCCCATTATTCTCAAATTCAAGTTTGCAGTGGTGGCGATTGTGCTGACACCCAACTTAGCAGAAGAAATACCTGTGGTTGTTGAACCAGAGGCACCTGTTGCAAAGTTAGCATTAGCAAACACATGTGCTCGTGCAGCAGATTCACTTGTTAGTGAAGCGTCTGAACAGATCACAAATGATTGTAATGGATTATCATACACGAAAGCTTTGACGGGGAAATTAGTGTCCGCGCCAGAACCGGGCCAGTAAGGTGAAAATATTTTCTCACCAGTGGTAGACGAAACGTATTCGCAGCCCCAGAACACACCTAAGAGACCTACAGTACCCCCAGTAGCCGCGCCAACGATGTCAATGACACCAGCAGCAAGCGGTATAACAGGAGAACCTTGATAGATCGCGTTAGTGTTTCCGGTTGCTATACGATACTCGGTCGCACCAGTGGTGTTTGCAGCCTGACCGACTACACCAATCGGACGTAGTCCGAATGCGCCATTAGTATTTGCCATATTAGCAATCCTTTAAGTTACTCGGAGTCGCGTTCGCGGCCTCCGAAGGTTACACGACTTTGCCGACTATTTTGAATCGGCATTGAAGGATGTTGTTCCTTCATAAGGTCCTGATCTACAGCAGTCATCTGTTCGCGGGTTCTGCCCCCGTAGTAATCAGTTCTTTCCATAACTGTTTCTTCAGGAATGCGACACAACATCAGTCCGCCTTGTCCGATAACGCCCTCGTAACGACCTTCGTCGATAGTTGGTGCTTCATAGTCTGGATACTCGTCCTTACGAACAGGTTCCCATCCTTCACGCAGTTTTGCGTTAACGTTCATTTTGTCTTCTTCGCCGCGCATTGCGACTCGAATCCAACGATGCACATAACCCAAAGGGGCTTCTGGTGCAGCAAGGTGACTGGGCGGTGCCCATGGTTTTCTGCGAGAATCAGCTTCTCGTGTTTCGCTTTTACGCGGTGTTCTGTCTGCCATTTTTTATTCCTTCACATATTTAGCGTATTCTTCAAGAGGTACGCCCAACTTTTTCGCAATTGCGACCTGTGAATGCGATAGCTTGACCGACCTGCGCCCCTGTTTTGTACTGCGGGATGCGGAGTTACCAGCAGAAGCGACCTGACTTCCTCCACCCGATTTTTTCGTCTCAGAGAACTTATGTGGGAACTCATGACGAAGACGTTTATCAACCTCACTATAGTACTCATCTGTGTTCGGGTCAAACCCTTCTTCATCTGTGAGTTGACTATGGAGTGCAAAAGCAGCGGCTGTCATTACTTTATCCGACCCAAACCACTCGTTCTTATCCTTCCACGCTACAGCGCGAGGATCCGGTTGTGCACGTTGTTGTTGAACAGGTTGCTCTTGTTGTACCTGCCCTTGCGGCTGCTGAACTTGCACTTTTGCTTGTCGATCCGCTTGAGCTTTAGCACTGTTGTATCGTTGTTGCTCGGCTGCAATGTTAGACATCAATTGCTGCGCTTCAACCACACGATCAGAATCTCCTGCCTCGTAAGCTTCTTTCATCATTCGTTTTGCAGCTTCTGTTTGCGATTGCAACCGAGTGCCGTACTCGGAGAGATAACCTGTGTCCAACGCTTGGACACGAGTCTTTAGCTTCTTGTTTTCTTCAATTAATTCTTGAGATAAACGAACAGCTTCTGACTTGTCTCTTTCTTCTTGACGGTACTTTTCTGTAAGTTTTTTAATACGACTTTGAACACCCTTACTATAAGAGTCTAGCTCATCCTGCTCAGAGGCTTGTGTATTTTCTTCAGCCGCCTCCTTAACAGGTGCCTCGTTTTTCTCAGGCGCTGCTTCTTTAACAGGTGTCTCTTCTGGTGTTTCCACCACAACTTCTTGTTCTTCTACTTCTTGTTTTTCCTCTGACATGAGTATCTCCTAAACTTGTTTTACGTCGTCTGGTTCGATAATAGTAGCAATCACTTCGTCATCATTAATGATACGAACTTCCCCACCATCGATCTTAAATCGTGAACCAGAATATCGACCAATGCACACCCATTGACCTACTTTACACCACGGCTCACCACCAAACTTATCTTGGTCTTTGTATGCCAGTGGTCCAAGCTTCATAACGTAAGCCACTGTAGTAGCCACATTTTCACGTTCTCGAACTTCATCAGGAATATATAAGCCACTAGAAGTTTTAGCTTTGCCCTGATACGGCATAACTAAAACCCGCCAACCAGTTGGTTGCGGGAGACGTTCTAATAACGGTTTGTCTAAGAGGGACGGGTCTAACACCCGTTCGTTAGCGTCTACATATGCGCTTTCTAAAGATTGATCAGAAGCTTTTTCTTCTGTTCTTTCTTTTTTAACTTTCTGCGCGACATGTTCAGGAAGATATAAAGTCTTCGACATTGTCTACGTTTTTCTCCAGCAGGGCCCTGATTTCATCTCTAGCAAGAGAGAGACCCCGTATCTCTCCTACAGACATTTTATACTGCTCCCAGTTCTGTACTGAACCAGAAGAAAGAGCGTTAGACAAATCGTTTTCACGCTCTTCTAATTTCTTATATAGGTATTTTGCCATATCGACAACATCCATTATAACTTATCCTTTAACTAATCTATAAGTTCAAAATGTGGCCCATCGATAAATGGACGTTTACCTTCAGATCGTCTTAGATCTATGTAAGCATTCATAGCTTCTTCCATGGTGCCTTCCCACTTGCGAATATCCATAGGATAACCTTTTTCTGGAACAGCCCAAGCTGCGCCCCAACATACAGGGATATTCAGATTAGTCGCCGCTTCCTTGATTGCGTCAGCCAAATCATCGTACAG